CTTATCAGCAGCAACTGACACTCCTGATTTACCCGCTCGTTACGATGATGTAGTTGTAAATCGTGGAAAGTACTACTGTCATATTCTTCGCGCTAACATACCTGCTGCACAACTTTCCGAAAAAGATTACAAAGAAGGTTTAGCTCGTATGCGAATAGAATTAATAAACACAAAAGATTACATGTATCCAGCAGGAATGAGGTTATATAATACAGCGCCATGACACAAGAAATAACATCTAGTATTATTACAACTACAGGTGGTCTTATTTTAGACCAAGATATTTATTCAATGCCGCCCGGTGCAGCTACAAAACTAACAAATTTTGAACCTTCTATACTTGGAGGTTATAGACGTTTAAGCGGAACTACAAAATTTTCTAGCTCTCAAGTGAATGGCACAAATGTTGTACAAGGCGTGGTAATTTACAGAGATAAAGTATACGCTGTGTCTAATGGAATTTTAGTTGTTGATGCAGGAAGCAATGTGTGGACAACAATAGAAACAGGTTTAACAGCAAGTGCTAGGCCATACTTTGAACGATTTAACTACGAAAATACAGAAAAACTTTGTATGGCTAACGGTTCTGATGCTCCTAGAGTAATCAACAATACAACCGTTACAACAATATCTGAAAGCAGCGTAGCAGGAGCGCAGTTTGTAGCTTCATTTAGAGAACACATGTTTTACGCTGGAATGTCTTCTACACCTCAAGAAATTGTATTTTCAGCACCGTTTAACGAAGATGATTTTAACTCAGGCAATGGTGCAGGTTCAATTAAAGTTGACGATGCTGTTACAGGGTTGAAAATTTTCCGTGATAATCTATTTATATTTTGCAGAGATAGAATTTTTAAAGTTACAGGAAATACTCTTGCAACATTTACTGTCTCTTCTGTTTCTCGTACATTGGGTTGTCTTGATGGGTTTAGTATTCAAGAGATAGGTGGTGATCTAGTTTTCTTAGGTCCAGATGGTGTACGTACAGTTCAAGGAACAGCGCGTATTGGTGATACAGAGCTTGGTGTTATTTCAAAAGCTATTCAACGAAGATTTACTACTATAACATTAGACCGTATCAGTTCTGTTGTGATTAGAGATAAAAGTCAGTATAGGCTTTTTATACCAGAAACTGCAGAATTAGAAGCTGCTGCATATGCAGTCATAGGCGTTATTAAAGCTAATCCACAAGGTCAAATTGGATGGGAATGGGCAGAAATAAAAGGTATAAAACCTTCTTGTGCAGACTCTCAATTTGTTAATAATGCAGAGCTAGTGGTACACGGGAGTTTTGATGGTTTTGTGTACAAACAAGAATCTGGCAATACTTTTGATGGTACAAATATAATAGCTTCTTATCGTTCTGCTGATCTTACTTTAGGAGATGCAGGTATTAGAAAAAATATGCAGCGTATTAATTTAAACTACGATGCAGAAGGAACAGTTAATTTAGCGTTAGGTGTAAAATTTGATTTTGAAGACCCTGCTACACCTCAACCAGATGACTACACTTTAACCACTCAAAGCACACAAGCAATTTATGGATTATCTACTTACGGAACAGCAGTCTACGGGTCTGATGGTTTTCCAATTATAAGACAATCTATTGAAGGTAGTGGGTTTACTACTGTTGTAAAAATTGATGACACTTCAAGTAATCCTCCGATTACATTAAAGGGCTTTCAACTAGAATTCACACCGGGAACAAGGATGTAATAAAAATGGGTACGGCTTATTCAGCAAGACAAAGTTCTTACAGCGATGGAGATACAATTGATGCAGCAGATTCTAATGATGAATTTGACGCTATTGTAGCTGCTTTTGGAACAAGTGGTCACTCTCACGATGGTACTGCAGGAGAAGGCGGTAATGTAACTGCGCTTCGTGGACATGCGTTAACGTTTGGTCTAGGTACGTCAGGTACAGATATTGTACTAACATTTGACGGTGAAACAAGTGACGGTGTTCTTTCGTGGATGGAGGATGAAGATCAGTTTAAATTTGACGATGACGTACAAATTATCGACAATAAAAGTCTTATTTTAGGCACAAACGAAGATATTACAATATTATATGATGAATCAACTAACGATTCTTTAGAGATTGCAGCAAACGTAGAAGGCGCTGCTCTTGGTATTGTATTAAAAGCTGATCAGGGTGATGATGCTGGTGATGAATGGAAGTTAAACATAGCTGATGGTGGTACGCTTACACTGGGTAACGATATTAATAGTGCAGGTACGTATGTTACACATTTAACGATTACACCCAACGCAACTGTTGCAAGCTCTGTAGCTCTTTTTGCTGGCGAAGTGTCTATGACTACGTTAGACATTGGTGGTACAAATGTTACCGCAACAGCTACAGAAATAAATCTTCTTGACGGTGGTACATCTGTAGGTGGTTCGATTACTCTTACAGCTACTGATGGGTTTATCGTAAACGATGGTGGAACAATGAAAACCATTCCAGCATCAGATATTAAAACTTTTTCTTCTACCGCTGCTGACGACATAGCGACTGGTGATTCAGCGGTAACACTTGCAACATCAGCAGGAAATATAACTATAGACGCTCAAGGCAATGATACTGATATTATTTTAAAAGGAACAGATGGAAGTTCTGATACAACATTTTTAACTATTGATGGTAGTGATGCAGGAACAGCTACTTTTAATAATGATATAAAACTAGGAAGCGATTCTTCTGTACTTAGCTTTGGCGCAGATAACGAAATAACAGTGACGCATGTTCATAACTCAGGACTAACTGTAACTAATACTGTAAATGGTTCAGATGATACACCTGTTGTTTTACAATTAAAATCAGAAGAAGACGCTATTGTTGCTGATGACGTTATCGCCTCTATTGAAATGGCGGCGGGAGATTCTGATGGAACAGATGGTGCTACGGTAGCTGCTGGTATTCACGCTATTGCGGAAGACACGTTTAGCGCATCAGCTAACGCAACAAAACTTGTGTTTACAACAGGTGTGTCTGAAACTGCAGCGGCATCAGCTACTGCTAAAATGACACTAAGCTCTGCTGGTCTTTTGACAATTGCAGACGATTTTATGATTAAAGATGGAGGCACTATTGGCGTTGCTTCTGCAAATGACGCAATGACGATTAGTAGTGCGGGTATCGTTACATTCAAAGATGACATTCTTATTAAGGATGGTGGCACTATTGGTTCCGCATCTTCAACAGGTGCAATAACAATAGCCTCTTCTGGTATCGTAACGTTTGTAGACGACATTCTTATTAAAGACGCTGGAACAATTGGTTCTGCATCTTCAACAGGTGCAATATCTATTGCTTCATCTGGTGTTGTAACATTTGTAGATGATATTCTTATTAAAGACGGCGGTACAATTGGCGTAGCTTCTACAAACGATGCTATGACAATTAGTAGTGCAGGTATCGTTACCTTTAAAGATGATATTTTAATTAAAGACGGTGGTACGATTGGCGTTGCTTCTGCAGCAACTGCAATGACTATTGCTTCTACAGGTATCGTAACTTTTGTTGACGATATTATTATTAAAGACGCTGGAACAATTGGTTCAGCAAGTGATCCAGATGCTATAGCGATTGGGTCAGATGGTGATGTTACATTAACACAAGATTTAGAACTGCAACATGATGGTGCTGTGTTATCATTTGGTACTAATGATGAAATAACTGTTACACATGTTGCTGATTCAGGATTAACTCTTACAAATACCATTAGTGATACAGATAATCGGCCTTTTGTTCTTCAGTTAAAATCAGAAGAGGATGCAATTGTAGCTGATGATGTTATTGCTTCAATTGAGATGGCAGCAGGAGACTCTGACGGTACAGACGGTGCTACTGTTGCTGCTGGTATACACGCTATTGCTGAAGGCACATTTGCTGCTGATGCTAATGCTACTAAGTTAGTCTTTACAACAGGTGTATCTGAAACTGCTGCATCTAGTGCTACTGCTAAAATGACATTAAGTTCTGCAGGTCTATTGACGATTGCTGATGACTTTATGATTAAGGACGGCGGTACTATTGGTGTTGCTTCTACAAATGACGCAATGACAATTAGCAGCGCAGGTATTGTAACGTTTAAAGATGACATTGTTATAAAAGATGGAGGTACAATAGGCGTATCGTCTGCGAATGATGCAATGACAATCAGTAGTGCTGGCATTGTAACATTTAAAGACGACATTCTTATTAAAGATGGTGGCACTATTGGTGTAGCGTCTACTGCTGCTGCAATAACTATTGCTGCTGATGGAGATGTTACAATATCGGGTAACGTAGCTCTTGGTGATGCTAAATCTTTAGATATTTCAACACCATTATTGTCAGGAACTGATCACACAGTTACTGGAATGACAGCGCAGATGCTTGCTGGAGCAGCAATCTCAGCTTTTGATCTTGTTTGTATACACACTACAACATCAGAAGTTGTACGAGCAGATGCTAGTGCTTTAGCGACGGCTCGCGCTATTGGAATTGCCCCGGCTGCAATTTCTGATACAGCTACAGGAACTGTCTTACTTCATGGTTTTGTTAGAGATGACACATTTAACTTTACACCGGGTTCAACTTTGTTCCTTTCAGAAACAACTGGACAAATGACCCATACAGCACCATCTACAGATGGAGCCTTTGTTCAAATTGTCGGTACAGCTTTATCTCCAGATGTTGTTTATATTAATCCATCAATGGACTTCATTGAGAGAGCGTAATGGCAAATCAAGTTGAAAAGTTAAATACGATTGCGCTCAGTGACATTGAAAAAGTTGATACATTAACCGACGCACAAATCGAAAAAATTAACACGCTTGAGTTTTTGGCTGATGTTGCTGGACAACAAGTCTTTACATCTTCTGGTACATTTACCGTTCCTGCTGGTGTTACGTCAGTTAGCGTAGTTTGTGTTGGTGGCGGCGGTGGAGGTGGTGGTTCTGCACTAGGCGGGGCCTCGCGTGGCGCTGGCGGTGGTGGAGAATTACGTTGGAAAAATAATATTTCTGTTACACCGGGTGGATCAGTTTCGGTGGTCGTTGGCGCAGGTGGTGCTGGCGGTGCAAATGGAACTGGTTCTGCAGGTAATCAATCTAAATTTGGAAGTTCTTGTATTGCTAATGGTGGTGGATATGCCTCATCAGGAGGTTCTGGTGGCAGTGGAGGTACAGGAGACGGTGGCGGCAATGGCGGTGCAGGTGGTGCAGCACCTCCAGCAGCAGTGCCAGTACCGGGCGGCGGTGGAGCCGGGGGTTATTCTGGTAATGGTGGTGCAGGAAGCACTACAACTGGTGCATCTGGTTCTGGCGGTGGCGGCGGTGGCGGCGGCGGTGGTAATAGTGCAAATAGTCTTGGTGCTGCTGGCGGTGGTGGTGTTGGTCTTTTAGGACAAGGTGGTAACGGTTCTGGTGGTGGTACAAATACAGGTGGTGGTGCTGGTTCAAGCGGTAGTGCCGGAACTTCTACAGGTAGTAGTACTAAAGGAGGAAATGGTGGTTCGTTTGGTGGCGGTGGCGGTGCAAGTCAAGGTTCTTTTTCTGCTGCTGGTGGCACAGGTGCAGCAGGAGGAGTTAGAGTAATGTTTGGTGCTGGTCGATCTTATCCAAGCACAAATACAGGAGATGCGTAATGAGTTTTTTTGCAAAAGTAAATGATGATAATATTGTTGAACAAGTTGTTATTGTCGAAGATGGATGCGATGCCGATTGGTGCAACAATTTCTTTGGCGGTGGTACTTGGGTTCAAACCTCAGAGGATGGTTCAATCCGAAAAAACTATGCAGGAGTTGGGCATATTTATGACAGCGTAAATGATGTTTTTTATGAGCAAAAACCTTTTCCTAGCTGGAGTTTAGACACAGACACATATCTATGGATGCCACCAGTTCCGCATCCAAATAACGGCACTCCCGTATCGTGGGATGAATCAAGTAAATCTTGGGTAGCAGATTAAAGGAGATTTAAAATGGAAAACACTTCTAAAACAAGTAACGTTATTACAATTAATGGTACAGACTATTCTGAAGATTCTTTTTCAAAAGAACAGAAGTATATGATCTCTCAAATTAAAGACCTTCAAGGTAAAATTAGTACAGCTAAATTTCAACTAGATCAATTACGCGCCTCTTCAGAGGTATTTATTAACAGGTTAATTGAAAGTGTAGAAAAGGAAGAAACGATAGAAGAAGAAAAAGTAGCAAGCTAAAATGACAGAAGAACTAAAAACAGTGGGTGATGTAGTTGGCGTAAGTTCTACTGTAGCTCTGTTAGCTGGATGGCTTCCACCTCTTGTATCTTTTGTGACACTTGTATGGTTTTCAATTCGTATATATGAAACAAAAACAGTTCAAAATTTAATTAAGAAAGATAGGTAAACAATGGCTACTCCTGATCCAAATGATCCCAAAGCAGTAAGCGTAGACCCATTAGTTTCGTTGCCTGATCCTAATGTGGCGAATGCGCCTATACTAGCCATTCGTGGGCAGCAAGCTATAGGTATACCTAATGTTGTAACACAAACAGGAAAAGATGATCCTGACAAAACAGAGATGCTGTTTGATCCAGCAGTACAGCAAGTTCAAGCAGATGAACTTTTTACGGAGGAAGGAAAACTTTTAGATACAGGTGAACAAAGACAACTTGTATCTGCTCCTGCACAAGTAAGTGGCATTGAGGATGTTACCGTACAGGCTCAAGATGCGGCACAGGTACAAAATGTAGAACGTACGTTTAGCAATATTCCTACCTCTACAGCCGCTACGGGAACGATTACAGATAATGACGTAATTGATCCTAATCAGATTGTAGATGAACGTACAAAACAACAGATGCTGGATCGTGGTAGTTTAGCAGAAGCTCAAACACAAACATTAGCTAACGAAGCTTCTGTAGCTTTTCAAATTGAGAAACTTACAGAAGGTTTTAAGACCGGAGAGTTTCCTCCGTGGGCTTCAAGGACTGTTCGTAACGTTAACGAGATTATGCAAGCGAGAGGTCTGGGTTCTTCAAGTATGGCAGCAGCGGCTTTAGCTCAAGCTCTTACAGAAGCAGCTATTCCCATAGCTCAACAAGACGCACAAGCTAATGCAACCTTGCAGCTACAAAATCTTAACAACGAACAGCAAACAGCTTTAGCCAATGCTGCTACGATAGCTACAATGGATCGTCAAAACCTTGACAATCGTATGAAAGCTGCACAACAGAACGCGCAGTCTTTTCTTAACATGAATTTAAAAAATACAACAAACAGACAGCAAGCTGAAGTCTTGACATATCAATCAAAAGTACAATCTTTATTTACAGACCAAGCTGCAGAAAACGCTTCAAGACAGTTTAACGCTACT